AACGGTATTTATAGTTTTATTAGTGTTTTTGTTATGATTTCATTTTAGACTTTATTATAGACTTTGTCAATAAAAAAGTACAAAAAATAGTTAAAAATTTAGTTGTTTCTTGTTTACTTGCTCCTTGACAATTGAATAGAGCATGTGAGATAATAGGGGAGAAGTGAAGATGTAGTCTACTATAACTACAAAAAAGCCCCTGCTGATAACCACAAAAGCA